ACTATCGGCACATCAGCATTTGCTGACTTAAAGGCGCTAGCATCTGTATATCGAGAATCCGTGATATATACAAATGCACCCGACCCAGAGCCATAAATTGCATAATTAGGAACATCGCCTATTGGACGCCCGTCTTTGACATTGTAATACTGTGAGCTGTACAGGGGAACCTGACGAGTTCCGTATTTACCGGTCAACATGCCCTGAATACCGCATGAAAAACGGGTATACTGCGAATCGTAGCTCCAAGATAGCGCACCGATCGTAGTCATCGCCCACGTAACCACCAGTTCCCCCGTTGTCACATCCAGCGTCCCACCGTAGACCGTGCGGCCGAGGGGAATTGCGTGTTCCTGCGATACATAATCCGGGTCGGTGCTTTGCTTGCCGTTTGTGACTGTTACTTTTATGCTATCCCATCCACTAATAGGTCTTACGTTTTCCGGTGACGGGTCACCCGTGCCTGTCTGTACAGCCTGAATATTAACTTTCAGACTTTCTACGGGGACAAGATCGGAAGCATCTGTAATATACGCGCTATCCCCTGCCGGCGTGGATCCGGATGGAAGCAGATCACGCAGCAGCGCAGCAGATAAGCATTCCAAATTCGGAAACATGATTTCCGTTTTATTTGCGTCAATCTTATACTGTACGCGGCGATCCGGGGTTTTATTAATCAATGTTGCCATTTGTTCACCTTCCTTATTAAAGAAGGGGGATTGTTGATCCCCCTGATTGAAAAGAAACAATACATCACACTTTGGCAAGTGTGAGCGTGTCACCCGCTTTAAGCGCTTTGAGCTGTGTAACCGTCCGCGCAAGTCTGAACGTATTCACGCCATCGAACGCGTCCACGTTGACAGACGTTGAGCCGGTCGCGGTTGACGGAATGATAATACTTCCGTACGGCTGCACGGCTACGCCCGCCGTGGTTGCGGTCTGAGTCTGCACCAGGTTAAGGTTATTATAGGTAAGTGCCGTTCCGCCTGTGATGGAAGAAACGGAAAGATTAACAACCTTATTTCCGGTTCCGTCTTCGTCCGCGCTCTGTACGGTATAAACGGCTGCGGTCGGGGTTCCAAGTGAAGCGGTCGATTTAACAAAGACAATCATATTCGAGAACGGAGAAACGGAGATCGTTTTCCAGTTATGGTAGAAATAATTCCATCTGAGACCCGCTGCAACGTACTTTTCTGTGAACTTCGAAAGATTGTCGTAAATCTGGAACCAGTTTTCATCACCGAAAACTCCGATCACGTCCGCCATGATTGCAAGCTCAGCCGCCGTGACTTCCTCAAGGCCTGTGGACTCTGACCGGATAACAGACCATCGCTCATTATCGAACGTTGTGAAGTCGTCGATGAGAAAACGTGATCCCATATATTCGGCCTTGTCCATATGGAAAGCAGCGCTGAGGACATTTACATCGAACTGTGCATCGAACATGGAATCCATAAAGATGATCTGTCTGTCTCTCGGCGTGGTATTCTTAACCCCTGCAGCGTTATACTTTGTGCTCATAAACTGCAGCAGATTTGAAGATCCCCTGAACGCGATTCCGGCGTTTTTAATATCGGAGACATCCACTGAAACCGGATACATTTTCCCGGCATTTACGGATTTGATAATAAGGTACTTGAAAAGCAAAAACTCATCGTATTCTGCAGCCGTGTAAATGGTATCCACCAGCCGCGCGATCATATCCGTAACGCCATCCAGAGAAAGAAAAGCCTGCCTGAGTGTTTCCTCTTCGATCGTGAGCGGATAAATCACACGCCAGTTGATCGCGTGGAAAGCTGCTTTAACATCGGGAATATACCGCTTCAGCTCGCGTGACTCTGCTTTTTCCTCGGAGAAAGAGAAAACGCGGGCGATGTTCGCAAAAATTTCCTCGACGGTTTCACCATATTCCAGATAACCCTTTTTAAGGCGCGAATACGGATTGTTAAAGGTTGCTGACTGCACACGGACAAGTGCAATTCTGTTAATAAGCGCGTTGACAAACTGGTTGGCGAGTGCCGGATAACCGAAAAGCACCTCACCAACTTTAGGAATATCCTGCTCCTGTGTTACCACCGGAACTGAATTCTGATATTCCAGACTTGCGTTCTGCCTGATAACATTTAAAATGTCAATGGTGGACGCGTTCAGCGTCGTATTTGCGATTTTTCTAGGCATAGTATAACCCCCCTTTTAATCAAATAAATCTTCAAAAGTTGTCGGCTCTTCGTCAACGTTGTCTTCCGGCTGCGCGTCCTCTTCCGGGTTGTTTTCCTCGGGATTTGCAAAAAACCGCGCTTTATAGCGCTCTCTCCACTCTTTGTCGAGCGCGTCATATTTGCCGTGCCAGTCTTCCGGGTCTCCAACGTTGTCCATAGTGTCTGTAATGTCTTCAAGTAAAGACAATACTTCGTCGGTGCTGTCATCCGGTAAAAGTGCCCGGACGGCGTTCAAAAGTTCATCCTTTGTTCTGATCATCTTTTTTCACTTCCTTTCTTAATTTGTCGAGTTCTTCAAAAATGATCTGTATAAAAATCGAATTGCATACGGCTGCAATAACAGAAACACCAAAAATAAATATCCCGATTAATTCAAGCACCCACATATTTTTTTACCTCTCAAAACGGCCAGCGTCTAATCATCATCCATAACGGCATCCGCCCCGTGTTGGTTCCAGGGGTTGGACCGGGGCCAGGGCCTGGGCCTGGCGGATAATCGTCTGGGTATACAGGAACATCAGGGTCAGGCGTTTTCCCGTAAAAAGTATCATACCAAAAGCGGGCCTGCTGCTGCCTCCATCTATAGTCAGATCCGTCCGGCTCAAAACCACCAGGCACACCCTCAACACATGCAAGATACGCCTTTGCAAGTTCTTCCGGTGCAAGTGTAGACGTTCTGTAAGCATCCCATGAGCTAACTATGTGATAATCTGAGTGGCTACCTTGCCGCCATCCCCACAGCGTAGTGACCGCACCCACAGATGGGGCATAAAAATTTGTATATTCGGGATCGTTACAATGATTAATTGCTAAACACTGGAAAGCACCATCATACCAGTCAACGTTGAATTTATTAGCCATCGCAAGAAGCGGATTCGGATCCGTTGTATCATAAGTCGGATAGTAACCGTTTGGTGCCGTCCACTGGGCCAGTGATAACCCGGACGGATGCGAATATACATTCCAATTTCCCGTGGTTCCGGTGGGTAAAGGCCATCCGCCCATCTCACCTATGCCAGGGTTAAAGCCGCCGCTCTCATAGTCCATAACGCCCATAGCTCCGGCTATGGCGTTCAGCGTCCACCCGTATTGAGTAAACGTTGCCCAGATAATATTAGCATTATTATAATAATATTCCTGGGCCGGATAAAGCGTGTAATTATCCCGAAAAGGGCCAGTAGTATAACTATTTGATGGAACGCTTTTCCATTCTAACGCCATAAATCAACCCCCATATTTTTCAATGACCCGCATAAGCTCATTAACGCACGACTGAACCTTATTATAGTCAAATCCCATTTTCTCAAGTGCCTTTTTCCGTTCTTCCCCTACGCCATACTTTCCCGCGATCACTTCAAACGCCAGGGAAACAACCGGCGTTAATTCAATTAGATACGTCTCCATGTTCTACCCCCTGCATCATGTCGCAAAGCCTTGTGAGTGCCAGTGTATTATTATTGATTGCCTGGGTTACTTCGCTCATTTCCTGCTTATGCTGCTCATTAAGTTTTGCAATCTCTTCCCTGTTCTGATCCGTAGAATATTTCACGTACCACATCATAGCAATGCAGCATACAATAGGAAAACCAACGGTAGTTATTGCCTGAATCAATCCTTCCCACTCCATTATATAATCCCCCCTTTTCGGCGTATTCTGTTAATTAAATTATAATATATCAGAAACATTATTGCAACATAATTGTAATTGTGCTATATTGTTTTAAAGGTGGTGACAGCATGAACGACAAGAGCAAATACTATGACGGGACTAAACTTTTATCTATGACTGATATAAACGGGAATAAACCCGAGATTTATATATGCACCTCGAACCGTAACGCGGGTAAAACGACTTATTTTTACAGGCTCCTGGTTAATCGGTTTTTAGACAAGGGGGAAAAGTTCGGGATCCTCTATCGGTATAATTATGAACTTGACGACTGCGCTGGAAAGTTCTTTAATGATATAGGCGCGTTGTTTTTTCCGGGTCGCGTTATGACAAGTGAGCGCCGCGCCGCTGGGATCTATCACGAGTTGTTTTTAGATGGGGATTCCTGCGGGTATGCTGTATCCCTTAATTCCTGTGAACAATTAAAAAAATATTCGCACCTGCTTAGTGAGATAAAACGACTTGTGTTTGATGAGTTTCAGTCTGAAACAAATCACTACTGCAGCCAGGAAGTGCAAAAGTTCATATCTCTACATACTACACTTGCACGTGGACACGGCGAACAAGTAAGATATTTACCAGTTTATATGATCTCGAATCCGGTGTCTTTGATCAATCCTTATTATACAGAGCTTGGAATTTCAAACCGCCTTAATGATAAAGTCAAGTTTTTGCGCGGTGATGGGTATGTCCTGGAACAAGGTTTTAATGAGTCAGCCAGTGAAGCGCAAAAACAAAGCGCGTTTAACCGCGCATTTTCGGAAAATAAATATTTAGCATATGCCGCGGAAAATGTATACCTAAATGATAATACCGCCTTTATCGAAAAACCTGCAGGTCTTAACCGGTATATCTGTACCATTAAATATGAGTCGAAATTGTACGCCCTGCGGGAATTCCCGGATCTGGGAATTATCTACTGTGACGATAAAGCAGACAAAACTCACCGCTTTAAAATATCACTGACAACGGATGATCACCAGATAAACTATATCATGCTCAAGAAAAACGACGCATTTATCACCTATCTAAAAACACTTTTTGAACGCGGCGCGTTCCGCTTTAAAAATTTGGCTTGTAAAGAAATCATCCTAAAAATGTTCGCATACTGATATATCTGTCAGCGCGTCGCCCGGTTGTCAAGGCCGGGATAGCACCCTTGGAAAAATAGGGCCCGGTTTTGTTTTCGGATTTGCTGCCCGCTTCCGGTCGCCGCTGTACTAAGATATAAAAAATATCGGGGGATCTCTCCCCCGGTATTTTTATGCCTTTAAAACGTCTGTCATCCGTTTATATATGCTACTCCCGTATTCAATTAAAATATCGCACACCGTGAGCCCTGTGTCACCTATCTTAACAGCCGCCCGGCAATTTTCGCACCCTGTAGTAATATATCGGCATTCGTCAAAATCTTTAACAACGGCCCTCACCTGCTTTGTATACTCCGGCAGCTCGTCCAGGGCATCAATCACCTGCTTCATTTCCTGCGGATCCTGAACACCTCTTTTTATAACTTCGATCGCTTTTTCTTTATCAATAGTAGTTTTCATCTTCCAGCACCTCTTTTAAATATTTTTCAATGTCCAAAATTACGGACAATACCCCAAAAAGCAGCACCGCATTTAAACAAAGCAAAACCTCGACCATTTCATAACCCCCTTAATTAATCCCCGTTGTTCCAAAACCACCCCGGTCAGCATTTCCTAACTTATCTACTACCTTCACGTCAATATAGTCACTCTGCTTTATTACCCGGAACTGACAAATGCGATCATTTTTATGTATATGTGTTTTCCGCATAGCCAGGGCGGGAAAAATCCACTCGTCTGTGTCTCCGCAAAAACTTTCGTCAATGATCCCGATGCTGTCCACCTGAATAATGCCCCACTTTTTAAACGTTGAGGATCTCGGTGCAATGATCGCACTGTAACCGGCGGGAAGTTCAACAGCAATTCCTAACGGGATCTCATAATATTGCCCAGGCTCCAGGATTAAATCTTCCGCACACCTCAAATCAATCCAGTCACCCTTGTCAAAAAACTGCACCGGTTTAATACCTCGAATGTACTTTACCTTTAGATTAATCATTGCTATTTATCTCCTCTCTTAACTCTAACACTTTTTTCCGAATATCCGCGTCTTTCTTTGGTCGGATCTCGTATTCCGTATTTACCAGTACCACCCCGCCCGGGATCCGTTTTGGTAACAGCTTTCCGGGGATCTTCAAGTTATTGCAAAAATCGGTGATACTCCGCTTTACTTTTACAAACTCGGCTTCTTCCTCGGTTTCCGCCTCTACGGGTTCGCCTGTAATACTCGCCACAAAAAGATTTTTGCATCGCTCCGGCATCCCTGCGCATTTTACATTATAAACCGGTTTTTCGAGTTCTTCACCGTCCTCGGCTATGATCCGCTCCAGGTAGGTCTTTTGCCGGACAAATAGCCCTTCGTCCCACTCACTTTCTATTTTCCAGTGACAGAATGCCTTATCGTCAATCGGGACTCCCTTGACCTCTTCCGGTTTTAAGTCGCAATGTATCGAATCGGTATCTGCATAGATAAAGCCTGGTTTGTTTTTTCCGTGATAGTTCTTTTGCGCCGCTCGGATCGTGAAACACCTTGCATAACTGGTTATTGCCGCCCCGACCGGAATATAACCCGGTTTTTTATTGTTCTCCGATATGGGCACATATCCTACAACGCCCTCTTCCTTCATATATGCCAGCTTGAAAGATGAATCTGTAGATGTTGCCATCTTACCATACAGGTTATTTAGAAAAAGTTTTGCCAGGGTTCGCCGTGCTCCCTTGCTTTCCTGCTTGATCTTCCGGTACTTATTAATGTACTCGTCAAAGATCCCGGGCATTGCTGCGAAAAAACAACCGTCTAAAATCTCGAATTGCTCAACGTCGTAATGCTCCAAAAATAATTCGTAGTCTGTTTGTGTCAGTGTCAGCTCGACTCTTGTATCGTGTATTGACCCATCGAACGCCATGTATTTACTATAGTATTTTCCATCGATCGGGTTGTATACGTCGCTTGTTTCAAGTGAAACCGTTCCGGGGTATAACCACGACCCTTTTATCTGTACGAACGGCAGCTTGTTATGTTTCACGTGAAACATTGTTTTAATCCGCACAAAATAAAAACGGTTCTTCTTTTTGGCTTCTTCCGGTATATAATTTCCTTTCCAGAATAGAGGCTCCCCGTATGGGTACACGCTACCGCTCTCACTTGACATAACACTAGGATACAACGAATTTACATCAAGAGTGCATCCCCCCTTATAAACTTTGTTTTCCTTTCCTTTTGCCAGGTAGCACCACCCGCCACGGTAGGCCCTGTGTATATAGTCTCCGACCGTTTCATACTTGTATTTATCAGGGTCAATCCCTAGTTCGTAGACGTTCGGGAACATTTTATTATATGTTTCTTTGCTGATGATCGTCTGGAATTCTTCCAGGCAGCATGATCCGATAGTAAGAAGCTTATGACCTTCTGAAAACATAATTTCTATTGCTTCTTTTACGACAAGAACATCATTCTTTATATATTCCCTCTCTTGTTCGGTGATCTCACAACCTGCAAAGCGGAACCCGGTATATTCCATATCAAGTTTTTTATGCTTGGTCTGAAATGAACCACCGATATTTTTTACGGAAAAAGGTAAAAGTTTTAAGCTGTCCCTTATCTCTATAAAGTGATTGTTCTCTCGGATCGTGATCGTGTACCAATAACCTTTCTCACTGATCGAATATTTAAAACTCTTGTTTTTCATAAACCGTTCAGGCTTCCAGGATAAATCTACTTCATCCGGGCCGGTCTGCTCGTGCGCCTGTTCATATTTTAAATCATGGAGTAAATAATAAAGCCAAAACTCGCCGTCAAATTTGAGATTGTGAAAGTATACGATTATATGCTTATTTAAATTTACAAGGTATTTATAAAGATCTCCGATGCTGTGGAAAATCTCCACATCCTCGCTATAAAGTGGAACAACAGCTGCAGCCCATACCTCTGTTTTTTCCTGGCCTTCATAAACCGTTGTTTCAAAATCTGCCACATAATAATCATATTTTTTCGGTCTCATGTCGCACTCACCCAAAATCGTAAATGCCTTCATAGTCTTTTTCCAGGTCTTCAACCGTGGTTGGCTTTACCCCGCGCAAGATGCGTATCAATTCGTTTGTTGCGTCCTGGACTTCTTCCTCTGAATATTCCATATAATGAACTACTTTTTCAGCGTCTTCTATGGCCTTCTCCGGTGCCTGAGATATTCCACGAATAACAGCGGGTAAGCCTACACTTGCTTTCTCGTCGTTTAATATCTTTTCAAGTCTCGCGGCTCCTGCGCCTGGGTTTTCTGCAATCAGCCGCAACATATTATAATAGGTGATTTGCCCTTCTTCTGGGAATGGCGCGGGGCCCTTCCTCGCTTTCTTTGTCTGGGCACCTTTTAAAGCAGCCTGTTCTCGCTCCCAGTTTCGCATCCTGCGCCCGCTCACCGTTTCGCCGTTGATCTCGCCTTTTATATTCTCGTATAATTTGCGGTAGCCTTCTTTCTGGTAGCTTTTTAGGGTCTGATACTTTCCTTTGTTTATGTCCTCACGAACCTTTTCCGGGATTATGTATCCGCGCTTTTCCAGGCTGCGCAATGTTCGCTTGACGTTCCTTCGCAAAGCTTGGGTTGCGCTGGGTTTACGCTTAGCCATTTTCTATCCCTCCCATAGCTGCACCACACACCGGGCAAAAATTTGATTTAAAATGATTTACAAACTTACACCTTGAGCACTCGTAAAAATAGCTCGCGCTCATTCGGTACTTGTCAGCGCTCACCTTCACCCACTTCCCCCGCTTCCGCTCTGGCTCTGCCTCCTTCTTCCCCCGCTCATAGGCCGCCCGCCATAGCTTGTCACTGTAGGCGGAAAGGTCTGGCTGTGCGGGCGGCACTGTTTCGAGTGCAAGAACATCAGCATCATATTGATTCCTTGCACCTAACTCATAATCACTTTCGGCCCATACCATCGGTCTTTCACCAAGCGCATCAATCGCCGCTTGCCTTTCGATACAATCGCACGCGTGCGTTTCCGTGCGTTCGTTCATGTTTTCACCCCCTTTAACTTAAAAAAGGCGGGGTAGAATGTCTCTACCCCTAAACAGTATTCAGTTTTTAAACAATCGCGCAAGTCAGGAATTCTTTTCCTTTGTAGTTCTTGGACGGCACGCGATAAACAACGATTGACCAGTCTTCGTCCACGTTCTGCATCTCCTCGTAAATATCCATGAAAGAGTCCCAGAAATTTGCGGATCCGGTTACATATCTCGCCCCGTCACTGTCAACAATAACATACTGCTGATATTCTTTGTCTTCGCTCGCTTCGTTGTGGATCTGCAGCACCGCCCACATATCAACGTGGATTAAGACCCGCCCGTCTTTGGCTGTTGCTTCATCCAGGCGGACGGCGCTCGTAGTGTCCTTTAGTGCAATGCGCTCTTTTGCGGTTACAGGTCTGCTTGTTTCTGCCACTTCTACTTTGTACGTTCTCATGATTGCTTTCCTTTCTTAGCTGAAAAAATATGTTGTAAAGTTGGGAATGTGACCAGGCCAGGGCCCCCAGGTGATCACCTGTTATTATATTAGCACGCGGGGGATGTGTTTGTCATTATCAATTATTGCTATTTTAAACGGTTTTTGTTATCAATTATTGCTATGTTGCGGTTTTGGGGTTGTAATATACGGCAATGCGTGATAAGATATAGATAGTTAAAGAAGACAACCGCACAAACGAAAGGAGAAAAAAATGAAGGTTATAGTTAAGGTATATGAAGAAAACAAATACAACACACTTAAAGAAGCTTGTGCTGAGATTGAATATGATATCGAAAAATTTGAAGTAAAACAAATCCCTGATGATGATATTCTTAAAGAAACTGACGGTAGCTGTGTTGATGAATATAAAGAATATTTGATCCTTACTTTTAAGAACGGTGAAACCTCAACATTTAGAAATAGCCATGTAGACATGTTCAGAGCATAAATAAATCATCCCGCCCCGGAGGTTACGAGGGCAGAAAGGAAGGTTCTAAAATGACTATTCGCGAATTTAGAATTTTAGTTGGACTCACGCAAAAAGAGTTTTCTAATCGTTACGGCATCCCGATACGAACGCTCCAGGACTGGGAAACGGGCAGAAGAACTCCGCCCGATTATTTGCCCGCGCTGCTTTTCTTCCGAGTCGCATTTGACTTTCCAAAGATAACACCGCCTGAAAACTATCTGCAGATGATCCGGTCGGAAGATCCCGACCCGATTGAAAGCATCTGATCAGAAGATCCGGTCGAACCTGGGGGTCAGAAAAATTTTTGGCCCCCGCTTCTTTTCTTCCCCCCGCTCCTCCACTTCAAAAAATTTCCTGGCCCCTCGTCGGGGAAATTCCAAAGTTTCGAAAGCACTAGGGGGACCCCCC